GTCTCCCTTTTACTTAAAATTACTCGATATGGGGGAGGGTTAAATGTATAAAGTGTGTATTAATATCCACCCTCATACTGCTGCCACCAAGTATTTATATACTTAGTCCACTCAGTTACATCTCTGTCCTCACACTGCAGCAGTCTGCTCATACACTCAGCTTTATCAGTGTCTATAAATATTTCTCTAGCTCCTAACTGATCTGCTAAGCGTTCACGCTCACCCTTAAAAGGATAACCTCCTATAACGTAAGCGTTAAGCCATTTGCCTCTTCTATATTTGACACTCTCTAGCAGGTTATCCCTTACAGCAAATACTACACTCTTAAGTCTATTAGGTTTAACATATCTGTCCTGTCCTGATACAGCTTGCCAGATACTGTCTATGTCTATGATTAAATCACCCTCCAGCATATTCTCAGCTACATAGCTAGACTTACCAGCTAAAGGACTACCATAAACTATAAATACCTGTCTGCCTCCACTATAGAGTTTATTGTGTATCTGGTTATGACACTTATGATGTACAAAAGCTATATTATCAGGATTAAGACTTATGTTATAATCGTTAACATTCTCAGGCGTAAGCTCTATTTTATGATGACCTATAGCGTCATACTTTTTTATGATAGGTTTACCACAGTGCTCACATATTAACTGACCTTTACCATCTAACCTCTCAGGCTCTAGCTTTAATACTTCCAGAAAGTTCTGCCACTCTTTAGACTTGTAAAACTCAGATAATGTATTAAACATTTATCTTGCATTTTTTATTCCGTAAATTTCAAGAGGAATAAGAAAAGTATTATTTGCAGTCTCAGAAGTACTATTATATTTTTTATTGACACAATCCGCAAAGCTTAAATAACCACTTATGCTTGCTAAAATTTGTCTGTTTAAGATTGTCGGAGTTGACGAGCCTGTCATATTTATTACCTTTTGAATATCTGTAGCAGCTCCTCTTGTTAAAATTGCATTTATAACACCTGAATTTCCTGTACTTTGCCTTAATTTCACAATAAAAAACTTATAATCATATATTGCCTCACAGTTAACTTCTTTAGCTGCAAAACTACTTGTAGGGCTTGTATTTTTCCAAATTAACTCTAAATTCTGGTTGCCGCCTACATTAGCGTTAAATATAGTCATTACCAGTTAGCCTCCTCATCTATTTTTTTCTTATGTTCAAACTCTTCTTTACGCTGTCTCATAAGCGCTGGATCATTACTATAATTTTTATCCCAGTTACAAAGTAAGAACCTTAGAGCATTAAAGTTAGGAGGTGTATATACCTCCTCTTCATATTCTCTAAGTACTTCTTTCTCACAGCGTCTACCCTGCTCATCATAGTAAATCTCTTTACACTTAATAGCTTTTGTGACACTGGTACTAAAACCAGTAGAGAGCTTAAACATTGTATTTTCAAGTATTTCCACTTTAGGCTTAGTTATTACGTTATCAAATAAAGCCTTAAAGTCACTTTTATTCTGTTTCCAGTTTCTCCAAGTGGTATAGCCTATATTTAAATTTTTAGCTATATCTCTCTCAGGTACTCCCTGAGAGAGCCACTCAGTTATTTTTTCTAAGTTAGGCGGTATAGTTTTCTGATACTTACTAGGTCTACCACTTGCCATTATTACACTCTAGTTACATAATCAGAAATTATACAGATCCAGCCAGCGCCACTCTTTAACTTACCAAATGTACCGCCTTTACCCTTTTTAGTTTCTACGATGGTATAAACGCCTCTGTCTGTAATAACATCTACTTTTTTCTTATCAGTACCTGCTCCAGCTCTAACATTGAGGTTACACTTAACTTTTACCTGAAATTCCTTGCCACCTGCAGCAGGCTTACTAGCTTTTTTCTTTTTTTCTAAGCCCAGTGTAGCCGCAATACCTTTAGCAATTGCCTCACCAAACTCTTTACACTCTTTATCAGTATCTGCCTGAGCAGCGTCTTTTTTATTGTCTACAAATACGCACTCAGTAATTACTGCAGGCGCTATAGTCTGTCTGATAAATCCATAATAGTCAGATCCGCTCTTATTAGCTCTAGTCTTACAGCCTCTGGAGTTCTGACCTACCTTTTTAATTTCTTTTTCGATATTCTTAGCCAGTGTTTTACCAGTTCCACCGCTTACACTATAATAAGCCTCAAAGCCGTCTCCACCGCCAGCGTTATTATGGATATCTACAGCTACGCCCTCACTTTTCTTAGTGATAAATTTATTACACTCTCTGATCTCCTCAGTCAGTGGGTCATTTTCATCTTTTGTACGGCTCATTTTTACTGTTACGCCCACATACTCACTCTCTAAGTAGTCTCTACAAGCCAGAGCCATTTTTAAATTTATAGTCTCTTCTCTTACATAGCCCACAGCGCCAGAGTCAGCGCCACCATGACCTACACCCAGAAAAACATTTTTATTTACCATTTTATAACCTCCAACTAACTCAAATTAGTTTTGATTTCTAAACTTAACTTTTAAAATTTTTTGCAATCTTTTTTAAGTTTCTGCTGCCCTCTTTACTTACTTTCATTAACTCATCTGCATTAATAGCCTCTGGCGTAAAGCTGTTATTTTTCCACCATGCCACTAAAGCAGATCCAGCAGTAAACACAAATGACACTATCTGCTCTATCATTACATCATCAATAGGCAGTGGACTTTTGCCAGCCAGAGCTAAAGCATTATTTACCAGTGCCAGTACTAGTACTGCAGTTCTGATAACTGTACTTTTTTTCACTTTCATGTTATACCTCTTTCTTTTCTCTTTAAATGTAACTCCTGTATCTCTTCATACATTTTAGTAACCATGCTATTACCGCCTAAATTATGATAAGCCTTATACATATCCATAAAATTTTCATAGGCATAAGTAGGAATTTCACCCAGAGCCATATACTTACTATGATACTCTATAAGCTGTACTCTCAGGAGTAGCATAGTACCATTACTATTAGCCTCTCTGAGTGTTTTCTGTTTTCTCAGTAACATAACAATATAGCTCAGTACCATAGGCAGAGCTACAGCGTATGCTTTTAAAATAAAGTCCATTATCATCTATATTTATCCTCAGTTATTTTTCTGTGTAACGTTATACACTTATTATATTAATATAATAAGTGTATAACAATAGTACCCAGTGGCACACCCTAAAAGCTACTGGTTAAAATCAAGGTGTAGCCTGCCTAACCGTTGAAATTTCAATGGTTTCAGGCATTTCGGCGCCCATTATTATATAATAAATATTATATATTTATAGTACACGACTACGATATATTAATTTGTAGTCGTGTTAATATACTAAGTAATATAGGTGTATTTTTGATATTGTCAGTAGTTTTGTTGAAATTTCAACGGTTTCAGCTGTTATAACTTATAACTAATTTTGTAATTAGGTGTATTTTTTATAAAAAAATAAATAAAAAGCGCTGCATTATTGCAGCGCTCTAGTTAAATTATCCTAAATACTCTTACTCTTTTCTGTTCAATAGTAGTAACTTTAGACTCTAATTTAAAATGTTCTTTTATTCCTTTAGTAAATAATATCCTAGTCTCAGGAGTCATATAATTTAACTCACACCATGTACAGTACTCCTCATAACATTCACTTATTATTCTGCCAATAAAATCAGATTGTTTAAAAGTGCTCAGGTACTCAGTTAATGGGTTAATATAATCTTTTTTCTCATATAAATTTTGTAAAAACTTAATTACTAATTTCTCCTCATCTGGAGAGCTTAATTTTATTCCACTTATCAGATCTATAAGCTGCTCTATAGTTAGCTCACAATTTCTAAAGAGTTTAATTTTGTCCTCAGTGTTAATAGCTGAGTAATATTCTAAAGGCAGCACTTTATTTTTATTCATGCTTTTAGGTATTTTACATTTATCACTAAAATATATAGCCGTTCTCGCTATAGCGTCACTTTGTTTAAAAGAAACAGGTTTACATATTGTTAAAAATTCTATAATTTCTTCATTAGTAAAAACTCTGTCTTTACATAAATCTAATATTTCTCTGTTATTCATTTACTACCTCCTACTTTAACAAGCCCTGTACTAAGTATAATAACTCTATGTCAGTGCAATCACTCAACAACTCTTTAATAGACCCTCTTAAATACTCAGCCATAACTTTTACCTCCTGTATTAATTTCTGTAAATAATATACACGACTCATAGAGTATAGTCAATATATTTTTTATTTTTCCTATTGTAATTTCTGCATACATCTTTTAAAATGTACATACAAGTTTAGAAAGCAAAACAGGAGAATACAATGGGAAAAATCATCTATACTAAATTATTTGTCCTTATGAAACAAAAGGGCTTAACCACTTATAAGATCAGAAAAAATAAAATTATAAGTGAGAGCACATTACAGTACTTACGAGAAAATAAGCCTGTAAGTACTGAGTCAATAGCTGCATTATGTGAGGCTCTGGACTGTCAGCCAGCCGATATTATGGAGTATGAAAAATAGAGACTATTTAAAGTCTCTATTTTTATTTTGTCTCTACTCCAGCAACTCATTAATTTTGAGTATCAGGCGTTTTTTATTACGTTTTATAGTGCTCACATCTTTCTCTAACTTATCTGCTATAGCCTCCAGTGTCAGACCGTCTCTATAATGACTATAGATAATGTCTAAATATGGATCATTAGCCAGTTTTAACAGAGCCTTAAAAACGTCACTACAGTCCTCTTCATTATTAAAAAATGCTGTCAGTTTATCGCTTACCTGTTTATGTATATTAGAGTACTTACGCTGCTCCAGCTCATCTAAAGTTATTTTAACTATTTCTCTGATCTCCTCAGGACTCATTTTTATCACCGTCCTTACTAGCGTGACCTGTGCTCATAACTACAGTAATTGTATTTTTATCTTTAAAATATTTTTCCCAGTCACTTAATATTTTATGGGTATAGTTTTTATAAAGTTCTCTATTTGTTTTCTCATGTTCAAGAGACGGGCTCTTTATGCCTAACCAGTTCTTTAATGATTTTACTACTTTAGGTTTAATATTTTTATAGAAATAAAATGCACCCAGTAACATTAAAAATAAAATTATGTATCCCACCGTTGCCACCTCTTTCTAGCTTTAGCTGCAGCTACTTTAGTTTTTTCTACTGCTCCTACTTTAAAGTCATTAAAGTCTCTATCTTTACGCTTAGCCTCTTTTGTCTCTGCAGCTTTTTTCTGTCTGTACTGATAACCCTCACAGTTATCATGGCAGTTAGGCTCAATTACTCTATCAGGGCAGTTTTGGCAGGTCTTATATTTATCGTGTTTCATTTCTTACCAACCTTTTATACTTGCTCCTGTGTGTTTTTCGAGACTGTTTTGGAAGTCTTTCATTTTAATGAGATGATTATCTTTGTACTCTGCGTACCTGTTAGTCCTGTCATACACTCTACATAACATCTCATCATCAAATCTAAATATCGCCTTAATTTTCTCAGCTCTCTCTTTGCCTATTTTGAGCTCTTTACACATCTCCTCAAATTTAAGTATTGAGTCTTCAATTTCATCTGCAAAAGAAACCAGAGCTATAAGCATAATTTTATCTGTCAGATCTTTTGAGAGTTTTTTCATTTCTCTGTCTAACTGTTTCTCAGACAGATAATATTTTTTATTCTTAGTTTTTACCCTCTTCATGATTCGCTCCAGTCTATTCTCTGTCCACAGTAGCTGCAATAATAGTCAATATGATTAGCCCAACCGTTTGAGATACAATACCTTACAATATTTCCACAGGCAGGGCACTTTTGCTCTTTCATGTTTCCATGTACCAGTAAATGATCATGGATAATTTTAGTCTTTTTAGGTATCTGCTTTTCTAATGCCTTAATAGCTACCATTTTTATTCCTGCATATATAGCAGCTATTCTTCTCTCTTCATCAGCTTTTAATATTTCTACTGCTTTCTCTGGTGTCATAATTACTTACCTCTCTCTACTACACACTTCCACTCTCTTACCTCTGCCTTTAAATCATCAATAGCTTTAACCAGTTCTGTAAAATCTCCGATTTCAGCCGTTTTAATTCTCTTTTCTATAAAAGTATCGACGGCACCGCTAAAAGTGGGCGTATAACCACTTACACGTCTGTCATAGGTTTTACCACTCTCAGCCTGTACTGCTACTGTTATCCAGTAGCAGCCCTCATCTGAGTTTAAGTAATGTTTATCATCTAATTTAACTCTCATATCTTAGCCCTCCTAAAAATCCTCACGCTCTTCTTATTAACAGTGGTAACTTTAACCTCCATACTGAGCTCTTTTTTAACCCATTTACTAAACTCCATAGCGCTCATAGGGTTAAAACCGTTATCACTGCAGTAGAGCTTATACCTTAAGTAAACTTCTTTAGTAGGCTCATTTACTACCTCAGTGTCTATATCTAAGTCTTTAAAAAATCCTACTATAGGGTTATTCTGCTCATTGTACTCATTAAGCTCATGCTGTACTTTATCCGATACTGTAAAGCCGTTATTATCTAAGACTCTCTTAAGTCCTGCCAGCCCTAATACTATTAAATACTCCATAGCCTGCTCAGTTCTGAGCTTATACTTAATGTAAGGGTCATACTCTGGATCTGACTTACTAAAGTTAGCGTTAAATGGTACAATAACCAGCCTGTCTAATACTGCTCCAGTCTTATCCTTAATTCTAGGAATGTTATTAGCACTAAACAGGAGCTTAGCATAATTACAAAAGTCAAAAGGGTCTTGCCCTTTACGCTCTGCAGTTATACGGTCTCCAGAGACCACTTTTTTAAATACTGCAGGGTTAGGTATAAACTCGTCTCCAATATCATCACCTATATTAACCAGTCTGCCAAATAACTCAGCCGTTCTAAATCTGTCTCCTAACTCTTTCAGATCCAGAGCAGAGCTGTTACGGTCTCCCAGCATATAAGCTATGCAGTCTAAATAAGTGGACTTACCATTAGCTTTATCTCCTATTAAAATAAAGGCTTTTCTCATCTCATTACGCCTATACATACAGTAGCCAGCCATTTCCTCTAATAGTGCTCTTATCTGGCTATCTCTACAGCTGATACGGTTTAACATACTATCCAGCGTCTCATTATAAGCCTCAGCATTATAGTTAAATGGTATTTTATTCTTAACTATGACTGCAGGGTTAAACTCTTCTAAAATACCTGTATCAGTGTTATATATGCCGTTTTTAAAAGCTATGTAGTTAGCTGCAGATAAGCCGCCCACCTCTGGAGCTATAATTTTAAGGTACTTAATTACCTCTGTCCTGTGTCTGCTGCTCAGCTGTGGTATTATTTTAATCATCTCAGCCTCTATAATATTTAAGCCCTCCTCATATACACCGTCTTTATATATGTGGAGCTGTCCATAGATCTTAATAATGTTAAAGTTGTTTCTAAGATAATTAGCAAAAGTATCAAATTTAAAGTTGCCATTTTTACCATAGAAAATAGGCTTTTTAAATGAGTCATCTCTAAGTATTTTCTCCAGTTCTGCCTCATCTAACTTATCTGGTAAGATATGCTCATTAATGAGCTTAATAGTGGTTTTAATGTCCTCATTACTGATTTCTGCAGCCTGCAGCGTCAGGATATAGTTAAATAACTTTTGATTTCTGCCGTCCCCGTCCTGCAGGTTAAAAAAGTCTGTCTTAGTCTTTACAGGCGTTAGCCACGCTGGAGCTGGCTCATACTCCTCATGTGGCTCAATATCGTAAATTATCTCACGCTCTGAGCCATTAAACTTAAGGACACTAATACTATTATGGTCTCCTATTTTTATGTCAGCCTCTACACCTACAGCTAACTTTAAATGAGTACCGCATTTATCAATATTGCCACCGTAAAACATAAAATGCTTGCCTCTGGTAGTCTGGTAGACTCTGCAGTTAAGCTGCAGCTCCTCTACAATATCCATAAGGCGCTCTGATTGCTCATAATCATCTATGTCTATCAGTACTACCTCATCTGCTAACAGTCCTGCATACTCAGGCAGATCTGTAACCTCTGGTAGCGTCTTAGCGTCTTTAAATTTTATGAGTGGTACTTTATTTTTAGTGGGTAAATATGCTCTAAATAATTCCTGCATATTTTTACGCTCCTCTTTTATCTGTTAGGTAAATCTATCATCTCAGGTTTTTCTACTTCCTGATTTACAGCCCATGCTATATTCCATAAGGCAGCTACTAAATGAGGCTCATCTTTATCACCTCTGGTATATTTAGCTAAGTGTCTCATAGCACTATCTATAAAACTATGCTGTGGTATGCCTTTATCCACATTACGCTCACCGTATTTAAGAGCGCCTGCCTCACAATGTTTAGCCAGTTCTATAAGAGCGCTCATAGGCAATAAGTCCATTCTACCCTTACCAGCGTGCATATCTCTTACGGCTCCAGTATCAAAGTTAGTACGCTCACCGCTGTCTTTAATCACTGGCTTATCTAATAATTTATCAGCAACTTGTTTTATATCGTTTATGTGTACTGCCTTAGCTTTTGTTTCACTAAAAGGCGTATGTTTAAGACACTCTGTATGAGTACAAGCATGGGTACAAAACATGCCACTTTCTTTAAAATGTACACAGTCCTTATAGTCCATTATCTCCACCTCCATTTTTAAAAGTTTCATTATTCTGCTGTTTCCAAATATGATTTTTTCTATCTATTTTTTTACGTGTCTCTGCTAGTGTTTCCTGTTTTTCTTTTAAGTGTTTACTGCAGTAGCTTTTACCGTCCACAGTGGGCTCACCGCAAATAGTACATAAGCCTAACTCTTTAAAGCCCTTTTTACCATTCTCTTTAAAATATTTATTGCCTCTCTGTTTATTTATAGAGTTGCAAATACTACAGCGCACTCTGCCACCTGCTGCAGGTCTTTTTTTACACTCTACGCAAGTGCCAGAGCCTATAAGTTTTTTATATTTAGCTTTTCTGTCTGCTCTATATTTTTCTTTTTTATCCTCAGGCAAATTACGCCAGCTGTTTACACTACCTTTAGCTCTGCATATTTCACAGGTAACATATTTTTTATCATAAATCTTACGCCCGCACTTAGGGCAGAGCCCACACGATTTTAAAAACTCTCTACGCTCTTTTTCTTTCGCATAATCACCCATTAACGTCCTCTTTCATTCTCACAGGCAATATAAAACCTATTAATTCGGTCTCTACGTCAGAGCCGTCTAAAACTAACACAGGCTTAAAATAAGGTTTATCCTGTGTGCTGATTTTAAAAATAGCGTCCTCATCATAGATTTTTAAAAAGTTCTCATTTACCCACGCATGAGCTTTATCATTAGCAATTTTTACAGCTGTACCTCTGTCAAAGTCTTTTTTATCTCCAGTGAGCTTAGCATAGTCAAACTTACTTAAATCACCCAGTAAGTCCTTTAACATAGTCTCAGTGAGTCCATGATTTAATTTACCTAAGTCAAAAGGGAATAACTCAGGCGCTACTAAAATAAGTCTGCTAGCGTCAGGCATTATTACAACTTTATTTTTATATGAGCCATAAGAGTAAGTAGATTTCTTACCCTTTAACTTAATACCTAAAAAGTCTTTAATTATGTCATTAAGTATTTTAGTGTACTTCATTTAATTAACCTCCAAATTGTCTAAGACGCTCATAAGCTAAGTCTATATAATACTGACGGTCTAAATTAGCTGGTACTTTAGCGCCTCTAATATCACCGTTATTTAAAAAACATTTCTCAGGAGTATTAGCAAACTTATCAGCTTTACCGTTACGGCATTTATAAATAATACCGTCTCTGGTGGATCTGCTGGCAAATACTCTATAGCACTTGTTACGGTACTGCTTACTGTTATGCTCTACATAGTCATACTTACCGCTGAGCTTAACTATTTTCTGAAACTCTATGAGCTCATCTGCAGCGTTAATAGTGGACTCTATAGAAGTACCGTCTATCATGTACTTTTTAAGAGCTTTATTTACTATAGGTAAATCATAGTCCAGAGCGCTAAGCTCTTTAACATAAGCGCCTTTACTTTCTACACCGCCCACCTCATCTGTAAATAAATAATTATTTACGTCTTTCTGCCAGATCTTAGTTATGATAGGGTCAAAAGCTAAGCTAACACCTGTCATCTGCTCCCACTCCCAGCAAATATCATCTATAAGCTCATAGTCATCTAAGTTATACAGCTTAACTATTAAGCCGTCTGTATTAGACTGTATAAGCTGGCAGTGTGGCTCTAACATCTCAATTAAGAGTAATAAGCTGAGCTGTCCTGTAACACAGATATTATTAGCCATGAGCGGATCATACAGAGCGTTATACTTATCTTTCATGCAGCCATACGCTTTATTATTACAGAGCTTATAACCGTTTCTTTTAGTCTTAAGCTCTGGAAACTGTTTAAGTCTTATGGACTCTTTTCTCATCATGTCATAACGCTTTTTACCCTCCTCAGATGTGGCTCTGCTAAAGTAGTTACGCCCCACTGTTAAGCTAGGATAATACTGGCTCACGTCAATGTGTAAATAATAGCCTGTACCATAATACTTAGCTCTAGCTCCATGTAGCCCACCCCACGCAAATACATGAGGTACGCCTGCTACATCTGCAGTTAGTTTCTGCTTATAAATCTCTTTTTTCTCCTCATCTGTAAGAGCCCTATCAGTCTTAAAACCTTTAAACCAGTCCACTATATGAGAATATTTTTTAATCTTATTCAGGTACTCAGGGAAGTGTAAATTAAACTCATCTTTATAATTTACACTTCCCTGAGCCTGCATTATCTCAGCTACCAGCTGAGACTGAGTTTTACCTACGTACTCCAGAGGCAGCTTAAACTCATTTATAAGCTCCATTTGTACATCAAAGTCACTTTTAAGCTGTAAAAATAAATTTATGGTCTCCTGTACGTCATTCTTACAATAACTAACCATTTCATCTATCTCAGCCTGAGTAAGTGGGCGCTTTATTCTAAAGTCCACATCTGACTCATAAATATTATGCCCTTGCATACCCTCCAGCTGTTTTAAGCTGGCGTTAAGCTGCAGCAGATCATAAGTTATTAGTGGGTATTCTCTGAGCATACTACTAAAGGTGTAGCCCTTTTGCTTTTTAGTTATGATGTGCTCATTTACCTCATAAGGGTTAAAGTCTGCTAAAATGCCTTTAAATATGTAGCTGTCATAGTCTCTAATGTTATAACCTATAAATATTTCAGACTTAAAGCGCTCATAATAGTAATATAGCTCCTCAGGGTCATCTACTATTACTGTCTCAGTCTTAGTTATAGGGTTAGCTATTACACAGAGCCAATTATATTTAGTTACCTCAAAGTCTATAAAATGCAGCATTGTATTTACTCCTCTATCTGTAGATATAGGGCGCTAATTATAGCGCCCTCACTTTTTTAAATGTCAAAGATGTCCTCAATAGAGATAGAGTTAAAGTTGTCAGGGTCATAAGCCACCTCTAACTCAATAGCGTCAGCCAGCTCCTCATAAATGTCTAATACCAGATCTGCAAACTGAGAGTAGTTAATAAACTCTACTGTAGCCTCAGGGTCTAATTTTTCTAACCAGCCTATTACACTGGCAATCATGTTAGCGTCATTCTTAGTACCGTAAATAACTCTGTTTAAGAATAAGCAGTATTTTTTATACTCACCCTCTACGATACGGCACATAACTTTAAACATAGGTCTGCCGTCTTTAGTAGCCCCCAGCTCCATTTTTTCCAGCTTTACAGTATAAGTACCTGCTGGCACTTCTTTACCTGTGTTCTGTGGGTTTTCTTTAGCCTCTTTAATGTTTTTAGCCATCTCCTCAGCGTTAACCTGTTTATCAAATTGTGTAAAATCCATAATTTTTACCTCCTAAAATTGTTTTGATTTCTAAACTTTTACCTTAAAATTTTTTAAAATGGAATTTGCTCATCATTAAGAGCTGCCTCAGCTGCTGCAGCTTTTCTGCTACGTCTACGTTTAGGCTTATCCTCTGGAGTCTCAGCGTCTACTGGTGTAGCGTCTGCAGTTTCTACTGGCGCTGTCTCCTCAGTGCGTGCTTTACGTCTCTTACGCTCTTTAGGCTTAGGCGGCTCAATTTCTTCATTTTTAGCCTGCTCATCTGCTGCAGCTATCTCCTGATCTGATAAGTAGCCCTCACCTAATGAGTAATAATTTCTAATTTTCTCATCTACATACTTAAGGTCATTGTTAATAGCATAAGTGCTAAACATTCCCTCAGGACTCTTTACAGTGTCCTTACCGTTATTCTGAGTAACAAAAGCATACTGACCGTCACTAACCACCGTCTTAAGTACAATAGTAAATAAGCCCTCTGGCGTTATTTTCTCATCTACCAGCTTACCGATAGTTTTCATTTTTTCTACTCCAGTATCATCTGTAGCAGTATGACACATGAGATATACTATAACGTCCTTAGGCAGGTTATTAACCTCCTGTACTACTAAGCTCCAGAAATTCTGAGCAATCTCAGTAAACTTATCATAGCCACGCTCTGTAGCACGTCTCATAAACTCATTAGCCATTAAATACTGAGTATCATCTATTACAATAACTTTTTTATCAGTGGCTTTTATAGCCTTAATGATTTCTTTATATGAGTCTGTTACAGTGGTCTCATCAAACTTTTTTCTAAAAGGTAACAGAGACTTTTGCACTGAGATTAAACACAGCTCATCTTCTTTAAAGTTTTTCATAGAGTAGCTTTTACCTGTACCACTCTGACCTAAAATTAATACACCTACAGCCATTTTTAATAGTCCTCCTCATCAATGTGCTTATGCTTACAGCAATAACAATTTTCTACAGTAGTTCCTACGATAGCAGCTACTATAACTACTGTGAGACAAATAATAATTAATTTAGTCATTTTCTACCTCCTGATTTTCACCTATCATAATTAAGATGTGCTCTGCAGGTAAACCACCCTTTAAGCCGTTAAGCATACACACATTAACACTATGGCTAATAGCCTCAGTCCTCAGGATTTGTGAGAGCTCACTTACTTTTACTGCTACAGTAGCCTCAGATCCAATAGCGTCAATTAAACCCATATTAGTACCTCCTATTTAATTCTTAAACTTTCTCCACGTTCACCAAAGTGTGCCAGTGGACTCTCACCCTTTTCTAACATCTTACTAATAGCCTCCAAATCAGCAGACTCAGTTACTTTTACTAAGTGGTCTGGCAGTTCTGCTACTGGCACATCTACCACTACTGGCAGCTTACCGCCGTTTTTCTGGATAGCCACAGTAAATAACTCACCTTTTACTTTAGTAGTACCTGTAACTTTCATAGAGTCATACATAGCCTGCTTAAGGCGCTTAATGTTATTTTCTACACGTTTCTTTTTATCTGTCAGGCGTTTAGCCTCTTTAGCCAGAGCCTCACAGTCAGACTCTAAATTTTTAATGACTCTGCAGTAGTTCTCCAGCTTAATCTCATACTCACCCTCTACAGCCTCTATAGTATCTGCTATAGTCTCCTCATCTAAGTCCTCATCTAACATTAGATCCTGCAGCATTAATACTCTGCCTGTAACGTCATAAAGTGTACTCATTTTAAAATAATGTCCTCCTCTCTATTAAAACTATCTATTAAAAGACCGTCTAAAATGTCCTTTAACCTATCCCATGCAGTAGGGTAAACCACGTAAGCAAAGCCTCCAGCTTTTCTAATCTGTTTAATTTTCTCCAGCTGCAGCTCAGACGGTACGCCGCCTGTACCCTTAACCTCAATAGCTATAAAGTAACCATTAATACAGGCTAATATATCTGGAGTGCCAGCCTCAGAGTAGCTACAGCCAAAGTACTTAACCCTATAACCGCCTACGCTCTCTTTTATGTAGCGTTTTATCTTATTCTCAAATGATTTCTCTTTAATATGTCTCAGTCCTCTCTCATATCATCTAGGCAGCACTCACATATAATAGCGTCAGAGCTGTCATACATGATACAGCCACACATACTACAGCGTTTTTTAGCCACTACTCTACCTCCATCTTAGAAAGTCTGTCTTTAGCATACTCTACTTGTTTTTCAGATATTTCACTACCTATACAGTTAAATCCCATTCTTTTACAAGCTACTGCTGTAGTTCCTGTGCCTATAAATGGATCGTATACAATGTTATTTTTTTTAGCGTATATTTTCAGAAGTTTTTCGCATAATTCAGAAGAATAAGTAGCGTTATTATATGGGCATTTCCCATCATTGTTTTTTGCCTCAATAAAGTTATAAAAAACTTCATAGTATTTTTGATTTGTTTTTTGGCTTATACTTGAAACTTTTTTATAAATATCAAATGTTTCAATTTCATATTTTCTAGCAAATATAAATATAAATTCAAATATTCTTGATAATCTTCTTTTGTTTGCTGGAAATGGTAACCCGCTTTTTTTTCTTCCATATAATAGTATCAACTAACATAAAATCCGTGCTATTTTCTATTTGTGTCACTAACTTATAAGGTAATGATGGGTTTTCTATTGAGTAACTGAAATTATATATAATTACTTTATTTTGTTTTAAAATCTTGTCAAATTCATTAAACAAATTTACAGTAAATTGTAAGTACTCTTTTTCACCTAACCAATCTGTATAAACGTCATATCTTCCTTTATCAGATGTCCCGCCTTTTCTTTTCGTCATATTGTAAGGAGGAGATGTCATAATGACGTCTACACTTTTACCTATTCGTTTCATTGTATTAAAACAATTTTCATTGTAAATCTTTATCATTTTGTCTTTTTACTCTACCTCCTCAAATAGTCTCTCAGTAAAGTCCTTACGCATAGCCAGAGTCTTATAAATACGCTCCTCTATGCCGCCTTTAACTACTAAGTTGTAATAATAGCAGGTGCGCTCCTGCCCTATACGGTTTATACGTTTCTTAGACTGCTCATAGAGCTCAGAGCTTAAAGGTGGACTATAGTAAATGATTTTATTAGCCTTTTGCAGGTTTAAGCCCATAGCTCCAGCCTGATACTGGATAAATGTAACTGAGTTGTCATACTCCTCATAGGCTGTCAGGTCTTTTCTATAACCATTAACCACGCTGCAGTACCTACCATGACTCATAGCTATTGACTGCAGCTGTACTAGCTCAGCAGTAAAGTTATAAAATACTATTAACCTGTCCTCAGTGGACTCTATCAGATCCTCAAAAGCTGCCAGCTTATCCTTACTATACTGACCGCATAATTGACGCTCATAGAGCATATTAATTAGGCTGTTATCCCCTACTAATAACTCCTCACCCACAGTTACTACCCTGTCTTTTCTAAATTTCCTGTACTCTTTTGAGGCAGGTACTTTTACAGTAGTAAATGTCTGCTCTGGTAAGTCCATTACCTCATCTGTCTTAAGAAAGTGGCAGCCATACTCACGCATTTTACGCTTAAGTCTGTCCACATTCTTATAACCGTCTACCACTAAAGTCTTAACCATAGGAGCGTACTCCTCAAAGTGATACTCTACATAAGTGTTATAGAAAGTGGTTTTATTTATATCCCAGCCTAAGAGCCTCAGCTGACTCCACAGCCTCTCATATTTACCGCCTGTAGGTGTACCGCTTAGCAGTATCACATTTTTAGGCTGTAATTTTTTAAGAATAAATTTAGAGCGCTTAGCTTTTTCGTTTTGGATCAGTGAGCTCTCATCTAACATGAGCGTAAAGTCTTTTAACTTACTTAACTCAGGTCTCCTAAAAGCCAGCTCATAATTTATAACAAATATGTAGCCCATAGGTACACAGTCATTTATAGCGTTCTGCAGAGCACCCTCATAGCAGCGCTTATCATAGGCTTTTTTACTGCTCAGATCATAAGTAGCCCACTCAGGATAATTGAGCTTAAAGTGCTCTACCCAGTCATCTATTTTAGATTTCTGGCAGATAACCAGATTAACTGCAGCGCCCAGCTCTTTTAATTTCTCTGAGCCTCCATAGGTCTTGCCGAGCCCCATATCCCAGTACAGAGCCACTTTATTTAAGTCTTTAAGCTGTTCCAGCGCTGTCTGCTGGTGCGCATATAAGTTAATCATTATCAACCAACTCCAGCAGCTGTACTTTTTCACAGCGTATTTTACCGTCTGTGTGATATGGTACACATACGCCAGCTAACCACTCCCATTTAATGAGTACTTTCCAGATTTCTCTTACAGCAGAGTTTTTCTTAACCCATTTCAGAGGAGCTACGTTAATACCACAGCCGCAATCATTAGAGCGCTCAAAGTTTACATTTTCGGTAATAATGCTACCAGCCTGTATAACCCATTTTTCAGGAGGCTTATAAACGTCAGCAAAAGTTTTATAAGCTATAAAGCCCTCTGCAGTTTTCTCAAAGTTCTGCTCTAAGTATTCAATGGCAGATAATAAACCCTCAGCCTCACTCAGGTTAGCCTCACTC